ATTGAAATAACCGTTACGCCAGCGACGCAGTTCGACATCCTAACGCTGGCTGAGTGCAAATTAGCGCTCGGAATCACTACGAGTACGCCGGACCAAGATGCGCAATTGCAATTTATGATTTCTACGCAATCGGCAGTGTGCGCCGAATATTGCAATCGCACTTTCGCTTACGAAGGAATGTTGGAGACTTGGCGTAGCGATCTGACGATATCAGCAAATCGCATTTTTCTGAGTCACTGGCCGGTCAAAGCGGCAGACCTGACCATGGTATCGGCACCGCGCGGAACGGTGCTTCAGTTGACGACAGATTATGAGCTTGAGGAAAAATCCGGCAAAGTCGAAATGCTTACCAGCATGTCGGAGCCAATCGATATTCAGTACAGCGGCGGCTACAAATTGCCCGATGAAGCGCCGATGCAACTCAAGCAAGCTGTCATTCTGCTGATCCGGCAAGAGCGGCTAATGATGTTGCAAGCGCAGACCGCAGGCGTGCGGTCGATTTCTCACCGCGATGCGCGGGTGATGTTCTTCGATCCAAACATGTTGCTCGCAAAGACCTTGGGAAAAGGCGTTGGAATTCCATCGACCGTCGCCACGCTGCTAAGTCACTTCACTCGGATCGAAGCATAATGATTAGCTTCGAAATGGATGGCGCCGATGAAACCATGAATTTGGTTGAAGGCCAGATTAAGCACATGGCCCAGCTTGTTGCTCAAGAAGATCAGGACACGATCCCGTCCGAAATGATCGAGTGGCAGGCGCACGATATGAATCGGAAATTTCCAAACCTCGGCCAGCAAGATCAGTACACGTATTACACCGAGATTTGGCCTCGCTCTCGTACCTACGTTCACGTCTATCAGAAAAAGGGGCCGAAGCAAAAAAGCATCTTGGTGCGTGGCATCAAGACGGCAAAAATCTTGGTGAAAAAGCCGATAACAACCTTGGTTCAGCGCGGGGCGTCCATCCGGCCAATTCTGCGCGATGAACTCTATCAAAAGCTACATGACCGAATGGTTGATCTACTCAACCGGGTGATGAAATGGCGATAAACTTTTCGACCATGGTGTACTTTCCGGCGATGAATACGTTCGCCGTGCCGCTGACGATCTACCCATCTATGTCGCGTCCCGGAGTCGGTCCGCTGGATGGCCGGGGAATCTTGAGCACGCAGGAACTGCCGATCATGGCGGAAGACGGTTCGATCATCACCAGCAAGAAAACGATCCTCGATATATTGATGGTGGAGTGGGACGTTCTACCGCAACAAAGCGATCAGGTTCTCATTCCGTATGACTGCAACGGAGAGCCACGCGGCCTCTACGAAATCCTAAGCCGTTCCGAAAACGGCGGCGGCCAAATGACATTCGAACTGCGCGAGATGGTGCGGTGATCACCGGAACGCTTGCAGCCACCGAGGTCGGTGATCTTTTCACCAGCGTTGTCACGTCAATAAGTGACGTGCAAAGTTTTACGCTGATCCTGCGTAACATTTTCTACGATTCACTGGCGAGTGATCCGTACTTCGCGGGCTTCGCCAAGCGCAAGAACAAGATGCTGACAATTCCGCTGGAGTCACTTCCGTATCTCGGCGTCTATATCATCGATGAAATCATGGGGCCGGATGGCGAACCAAATCAGACCGAAATCAAGTTTAGTCACACGGCGCGGATCGGCTTCTCAGTCATCGTTCCGTACAATGATCCAGTAGTGGCGGAAAAGATAATCGATGCAGCATTCTGGCACATCATGAATCGGCTCTGGCGCGACCCCGTGATCATGAACGTGCTGCACGCAAACAGCCTCAGCAATCCAGACAACATCCGCGTTGAAAGTATCAACCGGGGCGTTCGCAAACACGTCTACGGCACGGCGCAAGCCAACAACGAAACGCCGACTGCTGAACTACAATATGATGTGTCGATTTACTACCGCAGTGAATGGCCACCAATTATCGCCGATGAGTTGGAAGGCATCGATATGAGGACCGGTGTGAAGGCCGACGATACCGTAGTCGATATGGCCCAGCGCCAGCAAGCGGGCGTGACGGTAGATTACGAAACGGCAGCATCGACTGGAGTGAATTACTTCGCGCAATTCAGGAACCGACTCAAAGGAGGACGAAATGGCTGAAATGGAACGTGGTCGCGGCGGCAAGAAGCGGCTTCAGGCAATCAAGGACGCGCGACCGAAACCGATCAAAGTGCGCGCCGCTAACGACACCGTGAAGCGGCTGGTCAAGCATCCGCATGGTGGCGGATTCAAGTCTGACGGCACAGCAATGTGGCCGCAGGATAATTTCACGACACGTCGTTTGAAAGACGGCGATATCACGCTTGAAGCGCCAGCAGCGGCGCCAGCACATCCATCGACTTCACACGCGGCATCTCACAAACCGCAGTGAAACTAACCGCGCGCTTGGCACGCGGTCTTTCTAACCAGCACTAAAACTTCACCACGTGTCAGCCGCGCGCTCGCGCGGGAAGGAGCAACCATGCCTATTTCTTTCGCAAACATACCTGCAAACATTAAGGTGCCTTTGTACTGGGTCAACTAATCGGCCCAGAATAAACGGGGTGAATTCGGGGGACAGCCAGACCGGCCAATCCCGAGCCAAGACCAACAAATAGTTGGTAAGGTGTAACGACTAGGCGAAAGCCGTAGGATCAAGCGATCCGAAGCGCCCCGCCCCTCGCAAGAGGGTGATGATATAGTCTCCACTACATAGGAATATGTAGCAGTCCGAAAGGACGGTGGCGGGATTAGCGCTCCCGCTGCGAAGATCGTGCGAAGTCGATCCGTCGATGGCAGGGTTGCCGTCGATCAATCTGCGGGCACTTCTTGTCGGCACCATGCTGGCTGGCACTACCGTGAGCATTACGGGAGTGACGTGGTCGGCTGGAGTTGCGACCTACACGACGTCAGCAGCGCACGGCGTACCCGTTGGTGGGACAGTGACCATCGCTGGAGTCAATCCCGCTGGTTACAACGGGACTTTCACTGCTGGCACAGGCACGACGGGATCAACTATCATGGTGCCCATCGCGACCAGCCCCGGCACTTATGTGTCTGGTGGCACGGCCTATCACTCAGCCACTGCCGGGGGCAAAGCGACACCAAACATTCCGGTTCCTATCGGATCGCAGGCGCAGAGTATCGAAGCGTTCGGAGCGGGGTCTGAGTTAGATCGTATGTTCCGCGCATTTTATGCGAACAACTTCGCCAATGAGGTCTGGGGACTTCCGCTTGCCCCATCTTCCGGTTCCTCGGTTGCAACGGGCACGATCACGGTCATTACACCGCCGACCGATGCAGGCACGCTGCATCTCTATATCAGCGGCGTGCATGTGCCGGTGAATATCCTGACCACCGATACGGTCACGGACATTGCCAGTGAGATTGTCGCCGCCATCATGGCCGACGACACGCTCCCGGTCACGGCTACTAACACTGCCGGTGTCGTGACGCTGACGTCGATCTTCACGGGCGTAAATGCCAACGAGATTACGGTCGGCATTAACTATTACGGCCCGCTGGGGAGCGAAATCACGCCTCCGGGTTTGGCACTCACGTTGCCAGCGACAGGGATGCTTACTGGCGGCGTAGGTACGCCAGACATGACGACGGCAATCGCGAATCTTGGTGAAGAGCCGTTTGAGTACATCGCGATGCCATATACTGACAGTAACTCGCTATTTTTGTGGGACCAAGAATTTGGTTTCACAGATCAGGGTCGCTGGGGGTGGCAACGCGAATTGTTTGGTCACGTGTTCTCGGCCAAACGCGGCAGCTACTCCAACCTGTTGGCGTTCGGCGAGACACAAAACAGCGGCGTCGAGTCGATCTTGGGTGTCGAACAACAGTCACCGTCACCTACGTTCGAATGGACTGCGGCGTACACGGCAAAGGCTCAGCGAGCCCTGATCAACGATCCGGCACGCCCGCTGCAATCGTTGTCGCTCAATCAGATCAAGCTGGCTCCGCTTCAGGACCGGTTTGATTTCGTGGAACTGAACTCGCTCGCGAGCACCGGTATCGCCATTCAGAAAGCTGGCTCAGATCGCCAGCCGATGATCGCCCGAGAACAGACGACCTATCAGTTGAATCTGTATGGGCAGACCGACGACGCCTACGAGTTGGTCACGACCTTGGCGACTCTCGCCAAGCTTTTGCGCAATCAGAAAGCGGCTGTCACAGATCAATTCCCGCGCCATAAGTTAGCTGATGACGGCACAAAATTCGGGCCGGGGCAGGCTATCGTGACTCCGGGAATCGTGAAGGCGTTCCTGATCGCGCAGTATCGTCAGGACATGTACGATGGACTTGTTGAGAACTTGCAGCAGTTCAAGGCGCACTTGTTGGTGGAGAGAGATTCAGACAATCCGAATCGTTTGAACGTACTCTACCCACCAGACCTAATAAACCAATTGCGCATCTTTGCTGTGCTCGCGCAATTCCGTCTGCAATACGACCGGGGCGTGGACCAAACAATCATTGGCAACGCACCCCCTCCGTTCAACGCGGTTGGTGGCACGCCTCAGTAAGTATCTACTACAACAAGTCGGGCGGGTCCGCGCCCGACTCCTTCCCTCGAAAAATAGGAGAGTCAATTGGCTCAGCGCATAGCAGGCACCGCCTTCCTTACGGTGGCGGACGTACAACTCGCACTTCGCGGCAACTTCACCGTCAGCCCAAGCGGATTCGAAAGAACAATGCTTGCTGGTCAGGACGGTGTACATGGCTATCAGGAACTCCCGCGCGTCCCGTGGATCGAGGGAGAAATTTCAACGGTGCCCGGAATGTCGGTAGAAGTATTGGAAGCAGACACCGACGTCACGGTGATTGCCCAACTCGCCAACGGTATGCAGTACACGCTCTATGCGGCAACCTGCAAAGCCGGTTTCGAAATCAACACTCGCGACGGTCAACTGCGCGTGCGTTGGGAAGGCATAAATTGTGAGGAAGTTCAACTCTGATGCTCGCGATCTGACACGGTGACACACGTGGAGGGATAACTATGAATGAAGCTCCAAAGCGTACTGCGTTCAAGGAAGGTTTTGTTGAGGAAACAGCGAAGCCTGAACCGAAGCTTCCGCCGACCGCGCCGCCGCCAGAAATGCTGGCGTCGCCTGCCGAAAATGAAGATATGTCCGCTATCATTGCGGCCGAAGAAAAGTGGCCAATTGTCGTTCCGCTGCGGCATAAGCCAATCCGTAATGACAGGGGCGATCTTGTTCATGAACTGTCGTTCCGCGAACCACGGGGCGGCGATATCAATCGGTTTGGCAATCCTACGCGGCTCGTCAGCGATCAGGAGGGCTCGCTGCAAATCATCGTGGACGAACGCAAGATGCATTACATTATGGCCGCGTTGTGCGGAATCATGGTGCCGATGCTTGACGCGATGGACCCGCGCGATTGGAACAATTGCTGCTATCGACTTCGCGGTTTTTTTCTTCCCGATCTAGGGGCCTGATAGGTCGGGAAGAAGACTTCATCCTCAATGCTTACAGGCTGGCGAAATGGTATTCCCAACCGCCGGACGTATTTCTGTCGATGACAATGAGCGAAATTGAACTGCATATGGCGCGCACATTGCAGGTAGCTCGCCTGCAACAACAAGAAGAGTCGGATGGCTAACCAGCTTGAAGAACTCCAACTCCAAGTAAACCTGAACGATCAGGCGACGCCGGGATTACAGCGGCTGCGTCAAGAATTAGTGCTGCTTGGCGCAGAAGCAAAAAATATCGACAAGCTGACAGCCAGCACAAAAAACCTTGGCTTCAGTCTCAAATCCATTCTGCCAGATATTAATCTGCAATACCGCGCGATGCACTTGCTGAAGGAGGCAGTGACCGGCGTTGTAGCTGCATTTTCGATCAGAGAACTGGCCGCATGGTCGAGACAGATAGCTCAGACCGCAAACGACATGCGGCAAATCGGATCGACCTACGAGGCGTTCCGAAATATTTCAACTCAACTTAGAGAAGTCGGAATTACCGGTTCTCAGACCCAGCAGATTATGTCTGGGCTGATCAGCACCATCGCACAACTAAACCGCCCCGGCAGTTCGATCCGTCAGGCGTTGATGATGAATGCCGATCC